AGCGCATCGCCGCCGCGAACTTCGCGGGCCTGCGCGTGGGCGACTACCTGGACGTGCCGCTCGTGAGCGCGTCCGCCGTCACCACCCAGCAATCTGTTCGGTTCCTGCTTGCCCACATCGACCCGTACCTTTACTGCGGCGACAACAGCAAGGGCCACCACATCGCCTTCGTGGCCTCCGCGCCCATCGCCGTGGCCAAGACCGTGACCGGCGTTGCCAACGACAGCTTCCTGATGTGGAACACGACCAACACCAACCAGGGCACCGCCGACCAGAAATGCCCCTACCCCAACAGCAACCTCAAGGCGTGGGAGACGGCCTTCGAGGCGTGCCTGCCCGAGGGCCTGACCAAGTACCTGCTTACCCAGCGCGTGCTGCTTGAGGAGCGGTACAGCGCCAGCGGCGCGCTCAACGACTCCAACTCGTGGAGCTGGCAGGATATCGGCAAGGTGTTCTCGCTGTCCGAGATGGAGGTGTACTGCTGCCCGGTGTGGGGCACCAAGGGCTACAGCGTCGGCTTCGACTGCCAGTGGGATCTGTTCAGGGACACCGCGCACCGAATCAACGGAACTCGGTACACTTGGTGGTTGCGTTCCGTCATGGGTGGCTCCTCGTCCTACGTGTGCTGCGTCGACAACACCG